CCATTCATCAGCTTGATGCTGTCACTGGCATGGATCGTCTTGCTGTCGTTGAAAATGATGGCGTCCAGGCTGACCTCAAACAAATCCTCAAAGGCATAGACCTTGGTGATCTCATCGTTGTATTTGTCGAAGCCCAAACGCTGGGCACACTTGCCGATGATGAAGGGCTCCAGGTCGTTGCCCAACTCTGTGGCTTCATTGCCGGAGAACGTATCTGTCTGATAGTTCCCCCTGCCCTGGGCGTTGAGGATTTTTGCAATGAGATCGTTTGGGTACATATACGGGCTCTCACCCATCAGCACCGGAGCAGTGTGGCCAGTCAGCTTGGCATCGCTTGTGATTTTACCAACCATCTTAGCGCCCCAGGAATTCCAGCATATGCTGGTCAAGGGCATCTGAGATTGAGATCAGATAGATGAAGCCGCCGAACAGAAGAAACGCAGCCAGCAGTTCGCCCAGGAAAGTGAAAATCTGCTTGATCGTGTAAGTCTTCTCAGTTAACTGAGTTGACCTAGTTTGGTAAGTTGAATTGATTATATGATTCAAGATGTTGCGGTTGGCGACTGACTTGTCGCTATATACATTATGCGACATATCTTCAGGTTTGCCCATTGTATCCACCTGTCTTTCCATGTTTGTTCTCCAACATAGTAGTGTAACCAAGAGCCAAACGGTAGAGTTGCTTGACCCACAATATGTGGTGATTACCGTGCCCCCCGGAAATCCTCGTAAGGACGGCGCGGATCAGAGTAGCCCCTGTCTGCATCGACCTTGAGGTTCCGGTGACATTGGTAGGCATAGGAGCGAAGCAGATACATCTTGCCGATGGTGTTCGTCTCGGACTGTTGCGCGTCTTTCAACTGCTCAACCAGGTTGCTCAAATGATAGACCGCGCTATCAAGATGCTCTGCTTTGAGAGACGGGATGGTGATGCGGCAAGCAGACTTCCCGCCAAGCAGCTTTGAGCGGTGTTCCTCATTGGCAAATCGCTTTGCCCTGGCAGTGGCACTGCCCTTATAAAGGCCGTATATCTCACGCGCTTCTTGCTTGGCTTTATCAAACTCACTCATCTTACCAACCCCCGGTTCTCTATTCTTTCCCATATCGTTCACCTCACTTTCCAAAATATTTCTGAGAACCAGGAAATCAATGTCAACTGGCTTGACGCAGTTTCTGGAATGATGCCAGTGCCGCAAAGGCATCAACAACCCCGCTCTCTCGCACCGTGTCAAAGTTGAATTTAGCATAACTCTCACCCGCCTCAACCAAGGTGGGACTTGCTCTATATCGTTTACGGGACTCAGGTTTGGCCAACTCAGCCCAGCCCTCTGCGGCACATTCCTCAATCAAGTCATGAACCGCCTGACGGGACACACCAAGTTGCTCTGATATTTCTGTTTTGGTGTAAGGCTGGTTGACATAGGTTGCGAGGCACAAGACACGCGCAAGGGCGTTTCTGGTTGGTGTTGAATTGAAATACCGCTGGATTTTGTTGTTCATCCTGGTCTGGCGATACTTAAAAACTGTCATTTCTCTTATAAATAATTCCTTGGCATATGCTTTGAACAAAGTGGTTTCAACAGCTTCCATCGGCGGGGCTGTCGCCCAATCATCATGGGTTTGCATAACGCCACCATTTGGAATGCCCCCTTCATGAGGCTTGTTTTCTTTGTCAGTCATCCCTCAATCCTCTTCACCAGGTTGCGGACACTGCTGAGTGCCCAGGTGGTATTGCCGCGGAAGGTCCTAGCCCCCCTGGCCTCTAATCCCTTGCCCATCTTCTCCAGGGTATCGCATCCATATGTGCGGAGTTCCTGGACGATGGGCCGTAACTCCTCGGTCCACTCATCAATGCTGGCCTTTGTGGCCGCACCGCCGGCCTTTGCGCCCTTCTCTGGTGTTGGGGTGCCTAGCTTGTGGCCCCTCGCCTTCTTGGCCGCGAGAGCGCTCTTGGTACGCTCTGAGATCAGTTCGCCTTCATACTCTGCAATGTTGGCCATGAGTTGCAGGACAAACTTAGTGGCGGCTGGTGAGTGCATTTGGGGAATGTCACAAGCGATGACCTGGACACCCGACTCCAGGAGCGCGGTCAGGAACGCCAGGTTACGGGTCAGACGGTCAACCCTGGCTATGATCAGCGTGGCGTTCTCTGCTTTACATTGTTGGAGAGCGGCTTTGAGTTGGCGGCGATGGCGGTCAGACCGCTTGCCACTCTCTGTCTCAGTGTATTCAGCGATCACATCCCACTCACCACCATTGAGATGGTTGTTGATGATCTCGCGCTGCGCCTCTATGCCAAGGCCCGACTGGCCCTGGCGTTGGGTCGAGACCCTGAGATAGGCGATGAACTTGCCGGTATGGGGGGCCATGATCAATACCTATAGATGTCTATCAAGCGTTGCTTGGCGGCCCTAAGCGCATCTTTTTCCGCCTGGGTCAAATTCGCTTCAGCTTGGAGGCTTTCGATTTTTGCAATGATAGTGTCCAGTCGGTCACGATTTTTCTTGGTCATCAGGCAATCTCCTTCATCTCTTTGATTGCGGCCTTGACCTTGGTCTGCTCTGCCTGGGGCAAAGCCTCAAACGCTGCCAGCCACTGCTCGTAGGTAGCGGTCTGGTAGGTCGTGATCATAAAGGCCAGGAACTGTATTGCTGTCTTCATGCTCTCTCCTTTCACTCTACATATAATGGGTATTCACCCTGGTTACAATAGCTAAAGGGGGCGGACCCGTGCTTGGCGGAGATATGCGAACTCACGGCCGTACTCGTAAACGCGATCTATAGCTTCTTTGTCGTTGGGTTCTTGGCCGCGTAAGCGGAAGTAGCATTGCTGTGTGGCGCTCATGCACTCGCTGGGCCGGAGGTCCTGGATTTGTCTGCCGTCCAGGACCCAGTAGGTGTTGATGTGGTCGATGACTTCTTGCGGCATCTTCTTGATGATGATGCGGTCAGCCTTGTTGAACAATCGTGTCTCCTCTTTTCAGTTTCAACGCTACCTTCGCTGCCTCAAGCCGCACCCGCTCCTCATTGGTGTTGTGCCAGTGGTGCATCTTGAGGGCCTTGATCATGTTCTTGAGGGCCCAGGTGGGCTGCTTTACCAGGCGCTTGACCTCGGCGTCGAAGTAGCTGCCTGGCAGATAACCGTTGTCGTTTCTGATGTTCATCATCTCTCCTCTAGTGGCCCCAACCTGTTGCTGTCTGATGCTTGGGCTTGCCGTCCCAGGGGGTGGCGAACTCAAAGCTGCTGATCCGCCAGCCGTTGCCGTTGATCTTGGCGGTGTGGACCTCTTTGCCCTTGATGGTGGTGTCAGCGACCACCTTGTCAGCCGCGGGGCAGTCAGTGCCGTGGACAGTCTTGCCCAGGCCGATGTACTGGACAGTCTTGGCCGTCCGCCCGACCACCTGGTAGAAGTCCACGTTGGTCTGGTCATAGCCCCAGCTTGTGTTGTAGATGCCGCCGACCTCAACCTGGTCAGCCTCTGCCTCTTGCCGCGCCTTGTAGTCGGCCTTGGCTTGCTCATGGGCCTGGACCCCGGCGAAGTATTCCTTGATCCACCGCTCTGCGGCCTTTGGGCCTTTGGGGAACCGGTAGTTGTGGTCAGGCTTCTGCCGCTTGGCCTGGAAGGCGACGACATATGTGGTCTGGTTGCCGTTCTTGTCCGTGAAGCCGTGAGTGTCCGTGTAGACGTAGACGACTGCGGTACTGTGTTTGTCCGCAACTTTCACGGCGTTGGGCCGAATGTAGTATTCGCGTTTGTGTGTGTGTTTAGGCATGGGCAGTCTCCTCTGTCTTGGGCTTGGGTTGCCAGGGCACCAGGTAGGTGATGCCGGTCTGGGCCCCGTAAATCTCGATGATGACCTCAAGGTCATGCTTGTCGCGGTAGGCCAAAGCCTCCTCCCAAATCTTGAAACGCTTGCCAGTTCGTCTGGGCATCAGGGGTCTCTCCTCTCTCTGTTCACTTCACTTTCACCTTTAACCTAGTACCGCTTTAGTGTTATTGCAATAGCCAAACGGTACTTATTTACAATTATTTTTCCAAA